GTTTTTGGTCCTAACCCTCAGAAGCCCGCTCATATGAAACCCTTCTTTGACGCAGAGGGCAATTACATTAGCCCTATTGTAGAGGGGTTGAGAGCATATGCTAGTGATTTGGAGTACCGTGAGGTCCCTAACATCCATGCAATTGTTGCCCTTGCCACTAAACCTTTTCGGACAGCTTCGATCAGCGACACACGCCATATTTTCAGTTTTGAGGAGGCGGTGATGGGCGTTGAAGGGCTCAAGATTAAGTCTGTGAGTAGGGCAACCTCTCCTGGGTACCCTTATGTTTTGGACACAAAGGGAGGCAAGAAGGCCTTCTTTGGAGCAGACGATGAGTTTGACCTGACTTCGGACTTGTGCCGTGAGTTGGAGCAGAGAGTCGAGTACATCATAGACAGTGCCCGTAGTGGTACTCGTTTAGCACACGTCTTCATTGATTTTCTCAAGGATGAGACTCGCCCTATTGCTAAGGTTGACTCAGGTGCCACTCGTATCATTAGTGCTGCACCTTTGGACTACGTGGTTGCATTTCGACGGTACTTTGGCGCCTTCATGGCAGCCATGTTCCGACATCACACAGTCAGTGGTATGTGTCCGGGGATTAATCCATACTCCGAGTGGTGGATCCTTGCATCAAAGCTTTCTAGCTGCGGTGACAGGGTCTTCGACGGAGATTTCAAGCGATTCGATTCTTCCGAGCAACCTTATTTACACGAGGTCATCTTGGAATTCATAAACCAATGGTACAATGATGGAGAAGAGAACGCTTTGATCCGGAAGGTCCTGTGGTTAGAGCTGGTCCATTCGCGCCATTTGTCTGGGGACAGTAGGAACCAGTGCTATTTGGTGCAGTGGAATAAGTCTTTGCCCAGCGGGCATCCCTTTACCACTCCCGTCAATTCATTGTATTCACTTATCACTTTGACAGGTTGCTACACGCACCTTACAGGCGATTATGTGAACATGTGGAATAAAGTTTACCTTGGTACTTTTGGTGATGACAATATTGTTAACACCGGCGACGCCGTTTCCGAAGTCTTCAATCAGGTTACGGTGGCGTCTACTATGAAAGAACTGTTTGGTTTGACCTACACTGCAGGCAGTAAGGACGGGGAGCTCAAGCCTTA